CCCGTCCGGGCCGCGCGTCGCCTTGCCCTTGGGGATGCGGTACCCGATCGACCACTCGCAGTCGGGCCCGAAGAACTTAACGTTCTCGTAGGCGTCGCGGCCCTCGGTGGTCGCCAGGTTGTAGCGTGTGCGCACCCACAGCGCACCGGCCTGCGGCGGCCACGGGCGGCCGTCCTTGGCGGTCTTCGGCAGCCGGGGATCGCCGGGCAGCAGCTCCTCGATCGCCTCGGTCCGCGACACCCACTTCTTCCAGTCGTGGGCGAAGATCCCCTTCGGCTTGCGCTTCCTTAGGGTTTCGACGTAGGCGCCGGGCTCGATGATGTCGCCGTCGTGGTCGACCACACCGGTGACGGAGACGATCGCCTCGACGACACCGGTCTCGTCGTCGGCCTCCAGAACGCCCGACCCGGCCGACTTGTACTCCAGGTTCACGCGGTTCCCACCTCCCCGCTGACGTGTGGGCGCGGGGGTGGGGCGCGCGTGGTCACGATAGGCCGTGACGGCCGATTAGGTCATCCGGTCTTGGAGAGGTAGGCGTCGGCCTGCGCCTTGAGCGTTTCCGGCGCCGCGTTCCAGGCGGGCAGGCGGCGCAGCTTCCTCAGGCTGTCGATGCGCTCACCGACCGGGAGCCGGTCCCAGCCGAGCGCGGCGAACAGCTCCGGCAGCGTCTCGACCAGCTTGAACCGGCCGTCCCGGTTCAGGTAGACGTCCCAGGTGCTCTTCGCGAAGTCAACGGCGTCCGGCTCGCCGACGGTGTCGCCGGGCTCCTGCCAGGCGGGCGCGGCGGCCGGTTCCATGTAGGTGCGCCGGATCTCGATCCCGTCGACGGTCTCGATGATCTCCGCGTAGGCGGCCCCGTCCTTGCCGGGGAGCGGGTTGCCGTCCTTGTCGTAGAAGTGGATCTGCGTGTCGTCGTTCCAGGGGTTGGTCACGGGCATCGCCCCTTCCTGCGGTCTACCAGCGGTAACACAACCTAGTATACACCCTGTTACCGTCAGAGTACCTTGAGTTCGACAAGCCCGCCCGCATCCAGCACGACGAACTCATGCTCGTCCCGGCAGCCGAACCCCGTCAACGCCGACCCGAGCACCAGCGCCACCGGGATACGCGCCTCCATGATGATCGAGTGCTCCGCCATCCAGGTGTCGGCGAACATCTTCGCCACCTTGTAGCTCGTCGACCAGGAGTTGGCAGGCTGGAGCTTCGGGCGCACCTTCCCCGGCTTCTTCGCCCACGCCGGAATCTTCGACGGCTTAAAGTGCATCCCCCGGTAGGCCGAGATGTGCGTGATGCCCGCCTTGGCGAACTCCTCCTGGGTGTGCTCGTACATCTTGCGGACAAAGGTCCGGTACCACGCGCCGACGGTCGGCCAGTCCTCCTTCACCCACTGCTCGAAGTGCTCCTTCGGAGCCGTCGGCGCCGCGACCGTGCCCGTAAGCCCGAACTCCTCCTTGATCGCCACCTGGAGAAGCACCGACGGCTTGTGATCGTCACCCGATGTGGCCGCCCAAGAACCGATCAGTTTGCTGACGTGGCTCGCGACGAACCCCTGCAACTCCTCCGGCGTGTACTTCGCCGCGTACTCGCGCTCCCAATCCGGCAGGGACGCCATCAGCGCATCCATCGCCACCGGGTCCTTGATGATCTGGGAGGCGAGCTCGGCGCAGAGGTTCGCCTTCGCCTGCGACGCAAGATCCGTCTGCTTCTTGGCCAGCGGGTGCACCGTCTTACCGGCCCTCATCAGCCACTCGTCGGCGGCCGACCGTTCCGATTCCACGAGGCCCGGGGTGAGCTGCACCGCCTTCCACGGGTCGGCCGGCACGTCGAGCGCGTCCAGCCCGAGCTCCTTGGCCAGCAGCTCGGACTCGTAGACGGCGGCCCGCTTCTCGATCTCCGCCTCGGAGACGCCCTGCTCGCGCAGCTTCCGTTTGAACCGGCGCACCCGCCGCTTCAGCTTCTTGGCGTCGTCCTTGGAGAGCTTCCCGGCGTCCAGCGCAGCCTGAATCGACGCGATCTTCGCGTTGGCCTTCGCTGTCTCAGCGTCCTCGGCCGCCTTGAGCTTCGCCGCCGCCGCCTCGGCCTTCTTCTTCGCCTCCTGATCCTTCTTCCACTGGGCGAACCGCTCCTGGGCGGCGACCTTCGCCAGGAACACCTCGTTCAGCGGCAGGCCGGAGGTGGGGAACAGGTCCTCCGGCTTGAACTCGGCGACCTTCCCCCCGCTTGCATCGGACTCCTTGAGGTTGTTGAAGAACTTCTCCTCAAGGTCCTTACGCAGTCGTTTCCGCAGCGGTGTCTCGCCGGTCGCCTTGATCGAGAACACCCGGTTGAGGATGCGCGCCCGCTCAGGGAAAAGATCGGCGAAACGGACGTTCTCACCGGTCGACGGCTTGTACCCGATCTTCCCTTCGCGGCGGTCCTTCAGGTACAGACGGACAGCCTCGGCGAAGTCCTCCCGGTTCGACACCTCGCCGTACCCGGTGACGCTGCCACCGTCGAACTTGATCGGATGGCCGCCCTTGCGGGTCTCGACGAAGTCCCCGATGTGGATCGACGCGGTAAGCCGGTCACGCTCCTGGGCTTCCTTCCACGACAGATTCTGGCCCGGGAGAACCGGGAAGTCGGCATCCGACAGCCACGTGTTGGTGCCGTACGACGCCGAGTCCACCGTGTGCCCGAACTCGTGCGCCACCGTGGTCGGCTTCACCTCACGGCCGCCCCACACGGTCATGCCGCCGAAGCCGCCTGTGGCCTCCGACACAAAGTCCGGGATGCCGTACTTCTGGGCCCAGACCGCGTCGCTGGGGTTCTTCCCCTCGACCATCGCCAGGCCGCGCATGAGCCCGCGGTCGCGCTCCGGCACCACGGACATCACGCTTTCGAGGACCGTGACGCCCTTCAGCGCGCGGGCCATCGCCTGCTCGTCGCTCTCCCCCGGCCGCCTCTCGATCAGGTAGGAGCGGCCGTTGCGGCGGAACGCGAGCCCGTCCTTGACCAGGTACCCGCCGACGGTGAGCCCGTCGACCGGGATCGGGTCGGAGTTAAGACCGGCCGCGGCGAGCACGTCATACCAGTGCTTGCCGCCGCCGACCGCGCCCGGCCCCACCCCCGGCCCAGCGCCGTCATAAAGGGCGGCAGGCTTGGACCCCGCAGGCAGCTTCATGTCCACCTGCTTGGGGCTCGGCTTCCCCTTCGGGGACAGGTCGGGGACCCGGTAGGCGTCGGTGTCCTTGGTGAGGAAACGGCGCTCCCGCACGCCGCTGTCGTCCTCCACCATCAGCTCGATCAGCCCGTACCGGGACTCAGCGGACACCACCCGGAACCGGCGGGCGGTGCCCTCGATGGACGGGAGCGCCACCACGTCCCCGGCCTTGATGTCCGCCGGGCGGATCTTCCCGGTGTTGTCGGCCGGCACATGCTCCGGGAAGATCCCATTGATCTGCCAGGAGGCGGAGGACAGGCGGGCCGCCGCCCGCTTCAGCGCATCCCGCCGTATCGGGGTGATGTCCGGCGCGGTGGCCCGGCGCAGCAGGTCGCCCGCCAGCGCATCGACCTGGTCAGCGGTGAGCGGCTGCCCGTCCAGCAGCAGCCCAGCCGCCTTCCGCACCTTCTCCGGAACGTTCGGGTCGTTCCGGACCCCCAACCCGTCGATGATCTTCCGCTGGTGGCGGCCGATCCGCGGCTTGACCGCGGTCGGCTTCTTGACAGCGGTCGGCTTGGCCGGGCCGCCCGTCGGCGGCGAGGCGGCGCCGTCGCGTCGAGGACCACCAGCGCCGGGCTTGCTGGTGAACCGGCCCCGCCAGTCCCGCGGGTGCAGCGCCTCATTCCACACCCGCCGCAACGCGGCCTTCTCGCCGGCACCGGCGCGGGTGGCCCCATCCGTCGACTTGACGGCCGTGTACCGTGCCGACCCGCGACACCACGACGTGACGGCGGCGGCGCGGTACCGGAGGCCGCCGACCCGCCAGCGCATCACTCCCCTTCAGGCATCTCGGGCACTTCGGGCTCACCGACGTAGGTGAACCCGCCCTGCGCGGTGGCCGTACCGGCGGCCGTGGTCACCGTCACGTCGACGGCGCCCGCGGAACCCGCCGGGGTCGTGCAGGTCAGCTTCGTCGGGGTGACGACGATCACGTCCTGTGCGGCGTTCGCACCGAACTCCACCTGCGCGTCCAGCGTGAAGTTCGCGCCGGTGATCGTCACCGTGGTGCCGCCCTCGACCGGGCCCGACGACGGGGAAACCCCGGCGATGGTGGGCGGGGTGAACTCGGAGTCCCACTCGGACTTCCGGATGACCTGCCCCGGCCGCCACCAGAGCTGCCGCTTCTGGACCGGGTACCGCACGTGCTCGTACGGGGTTTCCTTGTACACCGGGACCAGGACCCGGAGCTGCGGGTCGGTCTCGGTCACCGGCTCAAGGACCTCGGCGCCGGGCTCCTTCGGCAGCGGCGTGCCGTCAGCGGTGATCAATGTCATACTCCACCCCCACCATCTGGACCGTGGGGTGGTTGCGCGCCGCCAGCATGCACCGGCCGGGCGGTTTACGTCTCGCCCTCTTCCTCGTCCGGCCCCTCACCACCTTGGCCGCCGGTCTCACGCCCGGGCGTGGGAACCCACAGCACGTCCCCCGGCTCCCAGCCGAACCGGCGTTTACGGCCCTCAGGCATCAGCCGCTGCTGCTGTTTGGCGTTCACTGCGTCACCACCTCCAGCCGGATGACCCGGATCTCGTTGCCCCGGTCGTCCTCCTCTAGGTCATCGGAAAGCACCCGGAACGCCGTGTTCCGTGGCAGCAGCAGCTCCTTCTCGTCCAGCCCCTGCACCTCGCCGAAGTTGGACCGGATCGCCTTGAAACCGGCCGGGACGGTGATCTCCAGCCGTCCCGAGTAGGCGAACCGCTCGTCCACCACGGCCGGGTCGGTCGTGGTGGAGACGAACCCCCGGTCGATGAAGGTCTGCCCGACCCGCTCGCCGCGCCGCCCGAGGAACTGCTCGGGGCTGGACACGCCGCGGTGCACCACGACGGTGTTCCGCAGCGGCTCCACCGCCTCGAATGCGTCGTCCAGGCCGCGGATGATCCGCTCGGCCGTCTCCGACGGTGTGGTGCCGCGGCGCAGCGCACCGTTGACCTGGGTGTGGGCGTACTGCTGGTATTCGAGCATCCCGTCCAAGAGCCGCTGCGGAGGGATCGGCGCCGACTCGTAGGCTGTGTCGCCGCGCAGCGTCCGACCGCCCCCGCCGGGCGTCGACCTGGCCGGCGAAGCCGGGGCGCTGGGGGCCGACGAGGCTCGCTGCGGCGCGGGCCGCCCCAGCAGCTCATCCAGGGTCACGTCCTGCCTGCCGCTCTTCTTCGCGTCCCGCGCCCGCTGCCGGATCTCGTACGGGGTGAGGAAGTCCAGCGGGAAGGCGATCGTCTCCCCGGAGCCGTCGACAGCGATCCGGGCCGCGAGCCCGCCGCCGCTCTCCGGCTGGAAACCGACCACCCGGCCGCGGAGGCCGCCGCCGTTCGCCGACACCTGCGCGCCGACCTCGATCGGCGTGCCGCGCTCATCCACACCGACAGGGCCGCGCCCGCCGTTGGGGACGTCGTCCATGGTGAGCTTCGGGTACGGCTTGTCGGGGAAGAGGTCCAGCGCGCTGGCAGGGCGCCGCGCAGCGGCCTGCCCCGTGCCGCCCTGCCCCGACCCCCGGGAAGCACCTTGGGTGGCGCGTGCGGCCCCCTCAGCGGCCCCCTGGGCGGCGCTACGGCCGCCCGTGCGGGTGAACCTGCCGAGCGCGTCCCGGCGCCGCCCCGCACCGCCACGCCAGCCGCGGCCGTGCGTCCGCTGGTCGTGGCGGCCCGGCAGGTGCTTCAGCGTCAGCACCAGGCCGCCGCGGTGAACATCCGCAACCTTCTCCTCGCCGTCGCCGAGCCGCGCCACCAGGGCCCACGACAGCCGATGACGATGAACCATCCTTTCCCCCCCGTCATGCGCGCCCGGGTCAGGCAAGTGTTTGGCCACCAGGCGCAGCACAGCCCTCGGTCGCTTGGAACGGAACGGATTACGGGTGATCGCGCCGGGCGGCGCCGGAACCCACCGGCCGGTCACCGTGGACCGGTGCACCAGCCAGCAGCGGCACCCGTACGTCTGCGCGGGCGGCCCGGCCGGGTCCCCCGGGTACCGCAGCAGCGCACCCCCCACCACGAACGGCACCCAAAGCTCCCGCACCTGGCCGTCGGCGGCCCGGTGCGTGCCCCGCACCCGCTCATCCCGCCGCGACCGCCAGATCCGCACCACCTTGCGGGAGCCGTCGGCGGCGAGCGTCGCGGCGGCAGCGTCCCGGGCGCCGTTGATCGTGGCCGTGGCGGCGTGCACAGCCACGGTGTCCGCCCACGTCGCCATCGCCGTCCCGTACTCGTCCACCGCCGCCCGCAGCTCGCCGATGCGCGCCCCCGCGGCCTCGCGGCGCGCCAGCCGCTCCACCAGCCGCATCGCCTGCCGGGCGGCCGACGCTCCCAGCGCGGCCACCACAGCCGCCACCACGGCTGCCACGGCAGCCGGGAGCACCGGTAGCGCCGCACCCCAGTCGGCCGCCAGCCCGGCCGCGGCGGCGAACGCGGCGGCCTCCAGGATCGGGTGGGCGGCCTGCTCAACCTCCTCCTGCCAGCGGGCCGGGTCCACCGCATCCTCGACGTCGAGCTGCTTTGTGCCGACCCGCGTATCGTGCTCGCCGGCTGGCTCCCAATGCCGTGTGCCCTTGCGGGCCTTGGGCGAGGCGAGACGGGCCGCGGTGCGCCGCACCAGCCGAACCGCAACGGCGGCGAGCGCCGCCGCCAGCGCGGCCTCCAGGGCACGGGCCGCCGCCAGGTCAGGCTGCGAGTCGACGCTCCCCCCGGTCTGGCTGTAGCCGGTCTGGCTGTCGTCCTGTTCGGCGGGCCGCTCGGACGGCTCCGCCGCCAGGGCTTTTCCCTCGCCTTCGCCTCCCCCCGCGGCCGGGAGCAGCACAGGCACCTCTTCGGCCGAGCCCAACCCCGGCGGCGGCTGCCCGTCGCCGGGTTTCTCCGGCTGCGCCGCGGCGGCGAGCTCTTCGGCGTCCTTGTCGCTGGTCGCCACCGGCTGGCGGCCCTGCGGCATCCACAGCGCCCGGGTCTCGGCCCGGCCGATCGGCGGGTACCCGGCCAGCTCCCGGTACTCGTCCAGCGTGATCAGCCCGGCGGCGAACTCCTCGCGGGCCTCCGCACGGCGCGCGATCTCTGCGCGCTGAAGCACCTCGATCGAGCTGGTGTCGAAGAACGCCTCAAGGTCGTCGTCGACGTCGTCATCCAGGCCGGTGGCGAGCAGGTGCAGGTGCGCGGCCATCGTGACGGTCCAGAACACGTAGGCTTCGGCGTCCGCGTTGTCATAGGTGCGGTCGGCCGCGTGCCCCAGCACGCTCTCCGGCACCCCGAACGCCGCCAAGATCTCCACCTTGGCGTTCTTGGACATCGCCTCGTAGGCCATGTCCCGGGGCCGGGTCGCAAGGTCAACATAGGAGACATCCCCGGCGATCACCGTGAGCTTCCCGGCCTCGGGCGCACCGGCACGGAACCGCTCGGCGACCCGCTCCATCTCCTCTTCGTCCATGTCGCCGTCGACGGCAAGCACACCCGCGGGCCGCGAATCATTCGCGAGGAACGCCACGTTGTAAAGGCGGGACATCAGGTCCTGCTCGACCGACAGCCCAGCCGCCTCCAGCGGCGTCACCCCGGACCACGGGTCCATCGGATGGGGGTCCCGCACCCACCGCACCCGGTCCGGCTCGACGAAGCGGCGTGTCCCGTCGGGGCCGATCACCTCGTAGTGGGAGATCAGCACGTCGCCGTCACCGGGGACCGGTCGGGTACGGCCCGGCGGAAGCAGGTCCAGCCGCACGATGTCGCCGCCGCGGGACTTGGTCACCTCAAGGAACGCGCCCCGCTTGGACAGCAGCAACTGCGCCGACAGGCGTTTCCGGAGCTGCGGCCCGGTCTCCAGCGGGTTCGCGCGCCGGTTCAGCACCCGGCACAGCGGGTGGTCGTCGACTTCCTGCTCGCCCTGCCGGAGCCGGAACGGCAGCCGGGCCTGGTTCGTGGCGATGGTCTCGATCGCCTTGTACGCCCACACGCACCGCTCGTAGGCGTCGGCGACCGCCCGCTCCACCGGCCACCGCCGGGCGTTGTAGACCGTGTACGCCCCGGCCGCCTGCATCGCGGCATAAAAGTCCTGGCCAATGATTTTGCGGCCCGGGGGCGGCGAGAGCGCTTTGCTCGTGCGTGCGCGCGGCCAGCGCAGCCGCCGCCCCCAGCGACCCAACACCACCTATGCCCCCCTGGTGCTGTCACGCCCCCCGTGCCGGGACGGTAGAGCGCCAGGTGGGCTAACGTCGCGTCACCGTGGTACGGCGAGCGGCGTCGTCTGCTGTGCGGCGCCGGGGCGCGGGTTGCACCCCAGGAGCTCGCAGTCGTGGTCGTGCTTGCGCTTGCGGCGGGTGCCGATCGGGCCGCCGTGAAGGTGGGCGTTCGACTTGGCGGCCTCACACGGCTCGTCTACTACGTCATCCCAGGTGCGTCTGCACTGCTCGCAGTAGATCTCCAAGACGTCGATCTTGCGGCCTTCCGGCAGGCGGATCGAGTGCCGTAACACGGCCCGCTTCGCCTGCCGGGGGTCCAACCGAATCGTTGCGGCGGCAACCCAGACGTGGTGCTCGGAGTACTCCGCCGATGGCATTTTGGTTGACCCTCCCCGGTCTACGGGTCACGCCACCCCGAGGGATGACGATCCCGGTAAGCATCACCACCCCCCAGGGCTGCCTGACTGCGTGTGACGCGGCCTGCGCCTGCCTCAGGCCGCTCCCTTCGTGAACTCCGGGGTAGATCTGGCCAGGTGAGCGCCGGGGGTGCGCCGGCGATCGGGGTGGCGGGTCAAACCCCGATCATTACCCCGCCGGCCCTCACAGCGTGACCAGCTTGAAGCTCACCGTAACTCCCTCAGTGGGGTGGCGCTAACACCATCGCCATACACACCGGAAAACCTGACCAGCCTCTGATCAACCTGATGGTCAAACCAGGAGTCGGGCGCGCTTCCGTACGGGCCGGGGCGCAGGCTCATAGCAGGCCAAAAGCACCGCCTCCGCCCGGTCCGGCGACGGCAAGCCCCGCTGCCGAAGCGACTTTTTGCTCTCGACCACCGCATGCCCCGTGCTGGAGGTCCCCAGCGTCGGGGCCCGAAGCTGCGCCAGCGTCTTGGAATCAACCCGAAGCCGCACCCGCTGCCCACCATCCGGCCCCGGCTGCAACAGGCTCCGCATCGCCAGCCACATCTCGTCCCGCTTCCGGTACGGCCGTAGCGTCGCCCCATCCGGCTCACGATCCGTCCCCTCCGACACGATCACCGGGATGACCTCGGCGTGATGCAGCCCCTCACTCCCCCACGCCCGCAGGATGCTCGACACGCCCCACCCGACACCGATCCCGTCGACCTTCACGCGGACCGGTGCCGGCGAGTCCAGCACGCGGGCGAGCCGTTCGGCGCCGCGGATCTCCTCCAGCACCACCCCGGCCACATCCACCGCGTTCGCGTTCGCCGACCCCGACGACACATGCCGCACCTGCAACAGGTCGCCGACGCAGCGGGCGACCACAACCTCGTCGCCGCCGTCGGCCGCCACATCGACCCCGAGCCGCACCCAGGCGCCGCGCCGCACCCGCCACCGGTCGGCCTCCCCCGGCAGCCCCAGCGCGGCAAGCTCAACCCAGCCGTCCCCCTCCGGCTCGTCGGCCTCCGCCGCCGCATCCACCCACGAGGCGGGCAGCACCCGGGACGGGCCGCCGCGAGGGAACCGGGCGAACACCTTCGACTGGACGTAGCTGGAGTCCTTACCGTGCTCGTCGATGGTCTCCCGCACCCATTCGGCGGTCACCAGATGCTGGGTGACCGGGTGCGGCGCCCCACCGGTGCAGGTGCGGCACAGCGGCGCCGCCTCCCCCGACAACGCCGGGGTGTCGTAGGCCGAGATCGGGATGACCAGCGCCTCGTCGGTGCGGGCGCACAGCCCCTCAAACCAGCTTCCCTCCTCGTCCGAGGGCGGGTTGCCGATCGCCAGCATCCGCGACCCCTCTGTCGAGGTCATGCCGCGGAAGTTCCGGCCGATCACATGGGAGATACCCCCGGCCTCGTCCACGATCAGCAGCAGGTGCGGGGCGTGGATGCCCTGCACGGCGGTCTCGTTCCACGGCGCGGCGCTGAGCCCGTACGCCACGACTTCGTCGTTGCCGGTCGGGCCCGGCAGCTTGAGCTGCGCCATGTCCACGGTGCCCGGCAGGCCGGCACGGGCATGCGCGAACCGGATCTCCGCCCACAGCAGCCGCACCACCTGCCGCCAAGTCGGCGCCACCGTGACCACCTTCACGGTGCCCGGCGGCCGGGTGTAGGCCATCCACAGCGCCGCCCGCGCCGCCGACCACGTCTTCCCCGAGGCGTAACACGACGGGACAGCGATCTTCGCGTGGTGGGGGATCGCCGCGAGGATCTGCCGCGGCTTGGACCAGGTCGTCTCCCCCAGCACGTCCGTGACGAAACCCGCCGGGTCGTCGGCCCACAGCGCATACGGGGTGCCGTCCTGCCGGGCGGCGACGTCCAGGACCTGCACCCAGTCATCCGCCGACAGGCAGCGCATGAACTCCCGGCGCACCCGCAGCGGCGCCGCCTTCAAGTTCGCGTACAGCCGGGCCGCTTCGGACGAGGCGGCCCGCACCCGCTCACGCTCGCGGACCGCGGTGGCGGCCGTCACCGCACCACCACCCGGTAGCAGACCGGGCACAGCGGCGCACCGGCCGCCGCGGGCACCAGCGCGCCGGGGGCGCCGCACGCGGCCGACCCGTCCCGGGTACGGCGATGCGCCTGCTTGTCACCGTCCGCGGCCCACCGCAGCGCCGGGTGCATGACAGTCCGCATGGCTAGCCGCGCGGAACGGCGGCGCCGCACCTCACCCAGAGAGATGATCTCGGCCATGCGGCCAGGCTGTTCGCTGGCGAGCGTTTACGTCCAGCTCAGGCGACCCGCGCCGCCCGCCCGGCGAGCGCGGTGAGCTCCCTCTGGATACGGCCGGACATCCAGTCCTCGGGCCGCCACACGTCCGCGTCGGCCCCGGCGGTGCGCAGCGCCTCCAGCCACACACGCTGCTCCGCGCTCAAGCGGCCCTTCTGCGACTTGAGCTCCCGGTACAGGATGCCGCCGGGGCCGACGATCACCCAGTCGGGGAACCCGGCCCGGTACCGGCCGGTCCCGTCCGGCGGATGGAACGAGGTCGGCGCCAAGCCGAGCGCGTTGAGAAGGCGCCGGATGTTCGAGTCCAGCGCCTTCTCCGACATCTGGGCGGCGGCCAGCCGCCGGTAGTCGGCGCCGTTCACCCCCGACGCCGCCTCCGCGTGGCCGGGGCGCTCTTCGGCACGCCCTTCCGGCGGTCGATCGACATGAGCGCGCTGGACACGCCGGCCATCCGGGCCAGCTCCCCGTTGCTCCAGCAGTAGCCCCGCACCCCACGCGCGTACTCCTCATCCGGGATGCGGCGGCCGTCCTCGGTGTAGCGGCCCGCCATGAGTTCTTCCGCGAGAACCCGGCGCCGCTCCCGCGCCTCGTTTCCGAACCGCTCCAACGCGACATAGGTGGCGTGGGAGGTTCGCAGGCTCTCCAGCGCGCGCTTCTCGCTCATGCGCGGGACCTCCCGGATGTCCGCGCTGTTGATTGCCCCGGTCACGACCCGCTTTTCGAGGATGTGACCGGCCTTCTGGATCTGCGCCGGGGTGTACCCCCGCCGGTGAAGGTTGTTGATCGCGGCGCTGCGTTCGGCGCGTAGCCGCACCATGCGCTCGTTGTGCGACCACGCCGTAGCCGCGACCATCGAGTAGGCCATGAAGCGCTTGACCGGGTCTTCGATCCGGTCAAGCTGCTCGATGCTTCGGATCGGCTCGTACTCGCGTGCGATCGCCTGCCACGCCGCCTCGCGCAGCGGCGCGACACGGCCCTTCTCTCTGGTGAGGGCCTTCCCGGTAAGCTTCACCACCTCGACGAACGCGGTGATCGGGTCGGCCCCTTCAGCGGTCACGGTCATGGCGCCTCCGGGGTGGTCTTGTCTGGTCAGGTCACGTCACGTCTCTACCTATAGTACATGCACTTAACATCAAAGTAATGCTGCGACCTGTCTCCACCCCTGTGATCTTCGCGACTCAGCCGCGCAACCGCCGCCCCACGGCCGCCGCCACCGTCACCCACAGCACAACCGCAGACACCCCGGCGAACACGGCGAACAACGGCGGAACCGGAAGCAGCAGCAACGTAGCCGCCCCGCCCACCATGAACAGCGCCACATCCAGCAGCACATTCGCCACCAGATGCCTCCAAGACCCCTCCGGGCCACAGAAATCGCAGTGCTCACCGCGAATCCGGCCCCACACGGCACCCCCTCCGCTAACTTCTCCCTCAGCGCGACATGCGTGTGGCGCGGCACCTGAGGGAGCAGGCGCCGCGCCACACGACCAGCTACACCTACGACCGCTTAAGGTCCACACGACCCGGGTTTACCCGGCGGGACGCAGCGCCTGGATGATGTGCCAGTGCTGCCGCCCGCCGGACCCTTCCCCGCCGTCCTTCACGGTCACCGGCCGCACCGAGACCTTCAAGGGGTTGGTCAGCCCCACCCGCACCTGAGCCGTGCCGGCGTGCTTCACCGCCTTGTACAGCCGCGCCGGATCGATGAGGAACTCGCCGGGCTCGCCCTCCAGCGTCGCGTCGACCAGCTCGGAGGCCGAAGCGTCGACGCCGACGGACAGGCTTATCCCGGCGTCGTCCACCTCCATCCGCACCCCCTCGCCAGGGGTCTTGACCAAGGCGGCCCTGTCCAGGGCGGCAAGCAGCGGGCGCGCCTCCACCACCGCCACCGTGCTGGCCTTCTCCGCGAACTCCGCGAAGGCCCGCCACTTCTGGGCGAACCCGCCGTCGACCAGCCGCGTCGTAGCGACATGTCCGCCGCAGTCAAGCGACAGGAGGGTCGGGTTGTCCGGGTCGAACCCGAACCGGACCGACGCTTCCCCCATTGCGACCGAGACGAACTGCGCCACCGCGGCGGCCGGGGGCGACAGCTTCGACACCGGCTGGTCTCCGCGGAGCAGGGTGCACGGCACCCTGGTCACGGCGAACTGATACCGGTCGGTGGCGTACATCACCAGGAACGTGCCGCCGTCCTCGACCTCGACCTCCATGTGGATGGCTCCGAGGGCGGGGAGCGCGTCCGTGTTTGCGGCGTCGGCGACGGGCGCCACCTGCTTGACAGCCGCCACGAACTCCTGGGCGTCCACCTCCAGCAGCGGCGCCCCCGCCGCGGGAAGGGTCGGGTAGTCATCCTGCCGGAGCAGCGGCAGCTTGATCTCCGCCCGCCCGGCGGTGATGGTGACCCTGCTGTCGCCCTCCTCGGCGACGATGTCGACGGCTCCAGGCGGGAGCCTGTCGAGCACCGCGGCGAGCAGGCGGCCCGGGACGACGATCACCCCGTCCTGAAGGACGCTGGCCGGGGCCTTGACCCGGTGGGAGGTGTCGTAGTCGAATCCGGCGAACTCGGCGCCGGTTTCGGTAGCGGTGATGCGGACGCCGACGAGCACCGGGTTGGGCGGCCTTCTGGGGGCGACCTCGGCCGCCCACTTGGCGGCCTTGGCGAGGTACTCCTTATCCGACGTGATCTTCATGGTGGTCTCCGGTCAGATGAGCGGCGAGTCGGGACCGTGCCCGAGGAGCTCCTTGGCGGCGCACACCGGGCAGTCAGGCGCGCACTCCCACCGCACCGACACGCCGCCCGAGTTCTTCGGGTCGGGGTCGATGCGGCGGGAGCGGTGGTGGGCGCTGGCCGCGAGCGCGGCCATCACGTCGCGGGGAACCCGGATTTCTCCGCGCCGGGTCACGCGGCTTTCCTCTCCGGCCGGGCGGCCTTAGGCTCGGGGGCCTCTGCCGGCACGCCCATCAGGGCGAGGAGCTTGTTGATCGCCTCGTCGTACTCGCGCTCTACCGCCTCGAACCTGTCCATCAGGTTCGCGGCGGCGTAGATGCCGTCGCCGAGGTCCTCGAAGCCGGCATCCCCACCGGCGTCGAGCCGTCGATACTCGTCGCCCGCCTCGACGGCTTCCATGAAGACCCGAAAGACGGTTTCCTCTCCGCCCTGCACGTACTGGCCGTCGACGAAGTTGGCGATCTCTCGGAGCACCGCCAGCTTGTCGATCCGACCGTCCATTCGGCACGGGGCGTAGGTGACGAGCGTGTTGAGCTGGTTTTCGACCGTCTTCCGGTCTGGCACCAGGCTTCTACCTGGCTTGGGCATGATTACGGCGTTGATCATGTGTTCTCCCTGTTCCGGTCGCTCTCCGGGGTGGTACAAACTATGATACATGTCTTTAGCGTTATGTGAAAGGGGTGGCGGGCCTCCCCGCCACCCCCGCCGCGGCTAGGCACACGCCCGGCCCCGCCCGAACGCGACGCCCCGCCTACGCCCGGCAGAGCACCTCCGCGGCCCGCTCCCCAAGGAAAAACGCCAGGTTCGGCGGCACTGCGTTCCCCGCCTGCATGGTGCGCTCATGCGAACCCCCGGTGATCACGTACTCGTCCGGGATTCGCTGGGCCCGGGCCTGCTCCTCCGGCGTGAGCATCCGGAAGTGGAACTGCTCCGGGTCCATCGTCTCCGGCCCGCCGTGCAACAGCGCGGCCGAGTCCCGCGTCGCGATCGTGCGCACCGGCGACCGCGTCACCGGCGACCGCGTCGTAGAAAGCTTGCCCCGCCGGTACGGGATCACCACCCCGTCCCCCGGCAGCGCGACCGAATCCAGCGGCCCTGGCGTCACCAAACCGTGATGGTTGCCGCGGGCGGTCATCGTCGCCAGCGGATGGCTCACCGGCCGTGCACACGAACCGCCGCCGCGCAGCTCCACGACGTACGGCTCCAGCCATGGCGGCGTGACAAGCCCTTCCCCGACCTTGACCGTGCGCGCCGGAAGCGGCGCCTCATTAGGACGGAACATCCGGCCACCGTGGTCGCCGTGGGTGACGGTCATCACCGCGGCACCGCGGCGGATCATCTCCTCGCCGGCCAGCACCTTCCGCCATGTGCTCGGGGCGAGCTTCCGGTCCCGGTCACAGATCCGCGGCCCCAGGTCAGACCAGTCGATGATGGCGGCGGCCGGGCGCACGTATGGCGCTACGACCCGGCTCTCATGCCGCCCCGGCTCCGGGCAGTGGTACTCGTACTGCTTCCGGTACTTCCCGATCCACCCGAGGTGGAGGAAGTCCCGGACCCGCTTGGTGTCCTTCCACGCCCTCACGGCCTGGACGTCCTTGCCGCAGGTGTCGCACCACGCCCACGGCCGCGGCTCCAGGTCGAGTTCCCGAATGCCCTTGAGGCGGAACACGATGAACATCCGGTCCCGCCACTGCGCGGCGGACGGGTTCTCCGGGCCGTCCACGTGCGCCGCGTTCAGGCAGACGATCTGGTGCTCGTAGCCCAGGATGTGGGCCATCTCCAGCCACTTCTGGAAGAGCACCCAGTCCCAGGCCAGCTCCACGACGTTCTCCACGAACACGATCTGGTAACGCCAGACCTCCATAGCCCGGATGACGTCATAGCAGGTCATCCGAGTACGGACGAAGGCGTCCTCCGGCAGGGACTCGAACTCCAGCTCGAACAGGGCGTCCCCGAGCCCGGCCGGGGCTCGGGGGCGCTTGCGGCGGCCGTTGCGCCCGGCCGGTGACATCTCGGTACAGATGGGGCTGAACCAGGCGACGTCCGCGGGCGGCAGCCGCCGCAAGTCGTAATTGGACACATCCGCGCAGAGGTGGTCCGCGTGGGTGAAGTTGGCGGCGTGGGTCTCGATCGCCCGGGCCCAGTGGTTGGCTCCGAGCTTAAGTTCGTACCCGGCGGCGGCGAGCCCCAGCGAGGAGCCGCCGAGGCCGCAGAACACGTCGATGAACGTGACCCCGTTCGGCTTGGCCGGCAGGCAGCCGGGCCTGTACAGCCGGTCCCAGTCCGGCATGGCCGACGGGGCGAACTTGGGGGTCTCCCGCTTGGCGGACGACGGCACGGTCGAACCGTTCGAGGTCATGCGTGTGTGCTCCTTCCGGTCCCGGTCGCTCTCCGGGCAACTCGTGTGACACGTCTTATGGTACGTGTCTTTAGCGTATCAGGGTAGGGCATGCCCGCCGATCACCGGGCCGCCCTACCCCGGCCCCTTAGCCCTATCCCGTCTCGCGGCGCACACGCCGGTCACGCGCGGCGCGCCACGCCAGCGGTCGGCGCATCACCACAGCCGGGCGTGCGCCCGGTAGTAGCGTGTGCGGGCTTCCTCGTAGGCGGCCACCCCGGCAGCGGGCGGCCAAACCCACCGCAGCATCGTCATCGCGTCCTCCTTCACGTGGTCGGGCCCTGCCAAGCCCCTCGCTCCGGGGCTTGGCAGGGCGACAGGGGTGTCAGGCGGCGATCGCCTGAGGCTCGGCTTCCTCGACCGCGGCGGCGGCCTGCTCGACGGCCGCGGCCTCGGCCTCGATCTGCTCCTTGATGCGGGCACGACGCCTGACGGCGTCGTCCAGCTCCCGCTGCTGCGGGAACGGCTCGTTCAGCTTCGGCCGCAGCTCGGCAACCTGCTCCCGATACCAGGCCGCACGCTCCTCCTCCTCGCCGACACGGGCGGCAGCCTCGTCGATCGCCTTGTCGATCAGGTTGATCACAGCGCTCGGCTTGGCCGAGAGCGTTTCCTTGCCGCGGACCGCCTTGATCTGCACGTCGCCGATCTCGACCATGTGGTAGTAGTTGGCGCCGATCGACACCGTCACCGTGGACTTGAGCAGGCTCCTCGACGAGGTGAAGCCGATCTTCACGCCGCGCCACTCGCCCGCATCCCTGGAGATCGCGTTCATGAACGCCTCCCGGGCCTCCTCCGCGAGGATGGCCGCCACCGCGTCCCGGTCCGTAACCGGCACGCTCCCCGTCCGCTTCCAGTAGGTGCGGGGCGCACCCGGCGCCACCCGGGCGATCTCCTCGTAGGCGCGGGAGTTAGCCTCGCAGATCGCGGCCATCCGGGTCATGTCCCGGATTCGCCCGGAGATCAGCGTGCGGTTCCGCTCGTGCGCGGCGGCCAGGTTCCGCAGCCGCGCCACCTCCGCCTCGACGTC